TCCTCAATAGACCAATCAACTGTATCAAACATAAATATATTATCTTTTATATCACCCCAGTATTGCTGGGCTAATTTTTTATCAGCAATTATCTCTTCCCTATTCATACCAGTATAACAAGATATTGCCCTAATCTGTGTTCTAATAGCAGGTTCTTCGTTTATAAATGCATGTACCTTTGCACCTTGAGAACAGAAACCCTCTGGCCCTGCACAAAGACTAACCCAGAAAGCAGTCTTACCAGTCTCTGGCCTTGCAAAAGCAATCATAAGATTGCCACCACCTATACCACCTACATTTTCTTTTAGTACAGGTATATTAAATTTCCATCTAGTAGTTACATCTAGTAACTTCATTACTTCATCAATATTATTTGTAACTGCAGGGTTTTTATCTTCACTAATATTTATTTTATGTTTGTCTATCATGCTAGTAATCTCTGCAAAGTTAGCCTGTTTACCATTAAATATTTCTGTGGCCTCAACTGCTATCCTCTGTGCAAGATCTCTATCAGATAAGATACGCATAATATCTTTGGCTATTTCTTTACTAGGTTCTTGTACTTCTTTTATATCTTCTACTAGCTCACTAAATTTTTCTTTCGCAGCTCGTGTTAATGCAGGATTAAATATTGTAGTATGTAAAGAATATAACTCATCAACTTTTATATCCTCCTCATACTTATCATGTGCTTTTTGTATTGTATCATACAGAGAACTTATATCTCCTGCAAATACAGTAGGAGATAGTGTACCTTTATATTGAGTATAAAATTTTTTATTAAGCATAAGCCTAATCATTTGTTTTTCTATCATTTTCTCTCTTTCTCTTTATGACAAGCTAATTGTTCTTCTAATATAACAGTTATCCTATCTAATTGGCTTTGATCTCTTTGATTCCAAGTGGAAGTATTACAATCTATTATATCATACTTCCAACTATTCCAATTATCAAGAATCTCTTGCATCATTTTCGAGTCCATAAAACATCCTCCTTATTTGTTCTGTGTTATAGTATTTCAAGTCATCCTCTAAAGGTTTAACAATTATATTATTAAATCCAGATGATCTTAAATCTTTTGCAATGTCATATGCTTTTGTTGTAGCATCCCTATCTAAACATATGTACAAATTTTTATATGGTTGTAGGTGACTCTTGTGTAATGCTTTTAACTTCGTACCCATAATTGCTATACCAGTCAATACGTTTGATACTGCACAGGCTGATGGACAATCCTCAACAATTACTGCATCACTACACTCCCCACATTTAAATGGTACATCTTTGTTGCCATACATATACCACTTTGGATAATCGTTTTTATTTAGTGCCCTACCAACTGCACCTACTATTTTATGTGAATGTCTATTCTTTATTAGGAATACAACTCTATCTTGCTTCACATCATATTTAAAATCTGCTCTACCCCAAGACCAAGACTCCCAACAATTATTACTTGATAACCAACGCATGGCCTTTTCATTTGAGTATATAGATTGAAAACTATCTGGTATCTTAAACTCTACATCTTCTATGTGTAATGATTTATTTCCATGAAATACTCTCTCAACATATTGCATATTCTTTTCCCCCTCTTGTTTACCTTTTGCGTTACATGATGCATGAAAGCAATACCACCCTAATTTATTTTCAGTTGTATCTATAGACAGTGTGTTTCTTCCACTACAAAATGGACAATCCATTCTTGTTTGAGTATCTGGTGGTATGCTTAAACCTTTGATAACTTCTAATTGCTGTCTATAGTTCAACCTGCACTTCCTCGTATGTAATTAAATATCTATCTGTTCTCACAAAATCATTTTGCTCAACTTTCATTAAGTTGTGATTCAGATAATAAGCTACGTTATTTTCTACTTTTTCTATTGTCGGCTCTTCCTCGAATGGAATTATTGCTACTGCCTCTATTCCTAATCCTGTTAATCTTACTTTGTATTTTTTCATTGTCTATTCCGTTATCATATTTTTTATTATTTGTCAAATCATATTCTCTGTTAGCCTCTGCGAGAGTCATTTGTCGCAGTTTGTAACCTCTACTTTTTAGTTCCTTTATCTTTTGTGGCGACCAGTAATACATTATCCTCCTTATATTTTTTATACCATGAAACATCTCTACCATTTTGTTTGCACCATTCATAATGATTCTCTAAGATTTGCCTTATCTGATTTCCGTATCTTAACCTCATAGTTTACCTTTTCTTTCTTTTCTAGTTATGTATGGTAGCTTTACAAGTTTATTGCATTGAGTTTTTTTCTTACTAACCCAAGCTATGAACACATGGTTGTCATGATCTTTAGGTTTACCATCATATTTTATTAGTGCTTTTTTTAAACTTCTAGCTTCTATTATTTTTTTATCTCCATCGTTTCTTAAAAATGTATACTCTCTCATAGTTCCTCCCTTATATATCGTTTGAGTTCTTTGTCTTCTACATTATCTGGTATCTCATGCTTGTAAAATATTCTATAGCTGTCACTACCATACTTACCAATACCATGTAATTGTGTTGCATCTTCCCCATCCCATCTTAAATAATCCTCTGACATTCTCCAGATCCTTTGGGCCTTAACATTATGCATACCTAAAGTTTTAATCATACTTGCTATCGTATCTCTGTCTGACTCTAGTAATATGTCTGGCCTAGGAAATTTTTTAAAAAAGTTTGGTAATACTTTCTTAACTTTCTTACGGCCTGTCTGGTTTAAACATATGACACCCACCATGTGTTGCCATGCATTCTCTACTTGTTGTTGTACCATTAAATCATCTCTCATATTTTTAATTCTATCCCATCTGCCTCTAGTTTATCTAATGCATTTAGTCCTTCAACAATACCTTGTGCTGTATAAATATTATCACAGAAACAAACTACATTTTGTTTTCCGTTTTGTAAATCAAACATCACTGCATTTTTGTTGGCATAATAATTACCCCTAAAAGTTTCAGTAACTAACTGGCCTTTTGTTATTGAATTATTTTTTTCTACAAAGTCAATAAGATTTTTTAATGACTGCTCAATATCTTTTGACAATACATCTTGATAATCATTTATTATACTCCGTATCTCTACTACTATATTTTTTACCATTCTAATGTTCCTTATAACTTACTTGTTTAACTTTACGATTCCAACAGGAACGACAACTACCACACTCACCATCTTGTTTGTAAGCAGGACATTCTCTACCTATTGCTTTTTTATCTTTGTGTACACCAGATGTCCACTTCCAAAAACTAGGGGGTGGACTATCTACTTTTATTGCTGATACACGCAAACATAAATTCTTTGGTACGTCTTCTTCTTTAATATTTTTTATAAACTGATACTCTCTTGTTGCCAACCAGTATCTTATGTGTGGTGTCAACTCACACACCTCGAATATCTTCATCAAATGTGCAAAGGATTGTATATCCCCAGAGTCAAACCACCTGTGGTATCTCCTTGATTTTGTTAGGTTTTTATACTTTAAGGTCAATAGTTCTGACATATAATCCACCCACTCTGGTAACTCTATGGCCTTACGTCTTATCTCATGAGCATCGAATACATTTCTAAAAGAATAATGGCCTTTGAGTGCATAACATTTATTACAAATAGTACCTGGGATCTTTGCTAACTTACTACCAGTAATACATTTCTTAGCAGATATACCCCACGCATATGATGGCATTTTACTAGGGTTTGATAGTGTGCCTATTTTTTTTTCTAGTTCTTTTATTCTCATAATCTTTTTCTTGTTTTAAAAAATCTTTTAATACATCTTTTTTTCTGCCATAATGTTTTCTATTATAATCTCTGTTAGGATTATCTTTTGAAAACATCCACTCAACTGTTTCTCTTGCATTCATGTTAATATAACTCCCACAATAAACCCAATGGTAAACCAAACAATCTCTGTCCTATAATACAATGACCATACATTTATTTTACTAATTAGTTTTTTCATATCTTTAACTCTAACTTTCTTATTGCAAACCTTAACTCATCTTTAGTTAGTAATCCTGACTTCCACCTATCAGATAATTTATTATATAACTTTTGTATGTGATCTCTAGTTGTGCCAACGTAGTCACAAGTTATAGCACAATCTTTTGTGTAAAACCAGTTTCTTGCTTTCTGTACTTCGGCCATAGATAAGTTGTGGCCCATACCTAACTCAAAGGCATCTTCAAATTTCTGTTGAATAACTGCAATCCATATCTTCTCTTCTGGAGATCTTGTTCTTGTTTCTGTAACTGCTTTTTCCATACTACCTCAATAACATAATTTTTTTATTTGGTCAACATGACGCATTGAATTTTAATCGGATCTATGATAAGGTACCCTGTCGTTGCAGGGGGGGTTAGTATATACCATAGTGATTATTGGTTAAAATTAATAACACTGTCCAGTACATTATAAGAATTGAATAAATTAAATATGATAGTTTCATTTATTAAATTTATTTATTATCTTATATGCTATGATGGCCCCTATAAATAGGCAAATCATATTGTAGGCAAACATTCCTAGGCCATAACTTACTGTAATCATATTAGTGTAAAAACTTTAAACCAAACTTAGCATTGATTTCTTTTGTACTCATTAATATTTTTAGATGATTAAACTTAACTCTCTCGAACATAAATATTCTACTGGTATTATCATCTTTTATCTTTTGTACTTTGTATATCTTTTTACCTACACTAAACCATAACAATCTAGATACAGGAATATTCCTCGGTGCTTTTTTAACAAGGTCATGCACAAGTATATTCTCATCTGGGTTTGTGGTTCTCTTCTTACCTTTACGTTTATACATGGTGCCATCTAATTGTTTCCAAGTTTTTCTATGTTTCAAATCAAACTTGCCTACCCTGTAGCTACCATCTTTTTTTATAAATCCTGCTCGGATCTTCTTAGCTTTGGTTTGTGTCATCAGTGTTATAATAAAATCTGAGACCTTACCATGCTGTATATCTGCGTATATCATATTTCCTCCGTTTAGTTTTAAAGGGGCAAGAGTGTATACATTTTTCACTAACCATCGCTAGTCTTGCCCCTATTCCTTTCAGGGGCCATAGTTAATTAACTTATAGTGATGCTCATCACATGGCCCGTTGCCTTGATCTGTAAAGTATTGTTAAACAGCCATTACAAAAAAAGGATAGCCAACTCTCGCTGACTACCCTTTAGTTATAACACTTAAGATTGAGTATGTCAATCCATTTTGATAGGATCTACCTCTGGCTTTTGTAACTCGGTCTGTGGTACAGGCTGAGTAGTCGGTAAGACTAATCTATGCTTGACCCACGTTGCCACGTCACTGTTCCAATAGGTAAAGGCCTCATGCAATTTTCTTATCTGATAGTTCATCTTCTGGGTAGGTTTCCCATCATTCTCAATCAGAGCAAGAATATTAATCGCATGTCTACGTACAGTTCTCTTCCACTTTAACTCGTGGGTAGTATCAACTGTAGGTGTATCGTGTGTGTTTGCTTCTATGTTTTCTAACGACATATGTGTTTCCTTCCTTTAAAGTAATTACACAGTACATTAAATAATTGTATAGGTCAAATAAAAAACCCCCCTGTATTTCTACAAGGGGGTGTCTTTTTAACTAAGAGGGATAAAAAGATTCTTAAATTACGTAACCATTATACCATGCTACTAGATAACTTAACATGGCCATGATTGCAAAATATATTAATAGCCAATAGAAGTCTCTCATACTAATTTAAAAGGGTAGTAATCCCCATAACTTTTGAGCATAAATAAAAGTGTAAGTTCCAACCACTTCTACTTTATACAATAACCAAGACATAGTTTTCCTCCATTTAATTGTTACTGTTATGGGCTAATGCCTTGGCATCTTGTACAGCATGTACATACTATACTCGAAGTTTGTATCCAAGGCATAGGGTTCAAACAACTTTGGGGTTCATTAATAATACTAACCAAAGTCTCGCAGTGGGTGTTTCATGTTGCAACTACCCACCCCCTATCCAAGCAGTTAAGCTATACTAATCTTCCTGACTTGAACGTGTACAATTACTTTATACTATAGTTTATTTACTTTGTCAATCGGTGTTCTAAAGAATAAACTTATCTGGTTTTTAACTTTGTCCACACCCAACTCTTCAGTGTTCTTTTGAAGTACGGCCTGTGTCTCTTTTGATAAGTTTGTTTTTATCTTGTTACGTTGACCCTGTCTTCCACGATTAACTGATTGAACGTGGGATATCTCGTTACTAGTTTGATCTGGCATTGTGTCCTTTCCTGTTATATACATACAGTACAAAAAAAAGAGGGGTATGTCAATACGACACACCCCCCTCGGTACATTATAATTACCTCACTTTACTATGGTTATACACCAACGAAACTTATCAATATTCCAAGCGTAATCCATAATAAAGATACATAC